GTTTAGAAGTAGTTTGTTTTAAAGAAGACGTAGGTAAATGTCTGGAGATCATCTATGATGAACTAGTGAACTACCCATTTATCAAGGAGAATTTTAACATTTATTTTGATGTCCCTCTTAGGATTGATGCAGAGGTAGGTCACTCTTTCGGGGATGGAGTGGAAGTAAAGTTTTCTGCGAATGGGATACCCCAAAATTTAGATGAGGTTGAAAAATATGGTACTCAATAAATCAGGGGAGACACATTATCCATGTCTGCATTCGCCAGGGAGTGTGGATCTTCTAAACTTTACCCCTGATGGGGATCTTCTCGTAGTAAATGCTGCTCGGTGTTCTTTTAATAAAGAACATACCATTTTTGATGAGAAAAAAGATAAGAAGCTTTTGAATTATCTAGCACAGCATAAACATCTTCTACCATTTAGGCATCCCTCAGTCACAGTGAGGATTGTGGCTCCTCTATTTGTTTTACGCCAATTGGGGAAACATCAGGTAGGATTCTCTTGGAGTGAGGTTTCGAGAAGATATATTTCGAGTGAGCCCCAATTTTATATACCCAAGGGATGTTGGAGAACATCTTCCGATGATGTTAAGCAGGGGAGTTCGGATTATTTTATTAATTTAGAGCATGGAATAGTTGCTGATAATAAATTACATGTGCATTATCAACAATCCTTAAATTTGTACAAGTATTATTTAGATTCTGATATCTGTAGTGAACAAGCTAGAATGGTTTTGCCGCAAGCTATGTTTACTACCACAGTTACTACGGGTACTCTGTTGGGATGGCACCATCTATATCAACTTAGAACTGATTCCCACACTCAGAAAGAGACTCGCGAGTATGCCCATGTTATAGGAGATATCATGTCTACCATTTTTCCTCATAGTTGGGAGGCTTTATGCGAACACTCCTCATAACAGATCTTCATCTTAATTCTAAAGTTAGAGGACTGCTAGATGCTCAATGTGATTGTGTCCTCAAAATCTTATCGGAAGAAAAACCAGATGAAGTTATTATAATGGGGGATGTTTTTATGCATCGTAAGCCCACGCCTAGTGAACTTTTAGGTTTTAAAAGTATCATTGATAAAATGAAAGAGAGATCAAAAGTTTTAGTCATTAGGGGCAACCATGATAGTGAAACTAAAGCTGATGATGGGAAGACGGCATTACTATTATATGAAGATAATAATGTCAAAGTTGTTACGCATACCTACACAGATATAAAAAGGAAGAGGGTTTTTATCCCTCATTATGAAAATGAAGAAACTATTATCAATGATTTGGAGAGGGTTCCTAAGGGTTATACGGTATTCGGTCACTTTGGTTATGATGGCTGTCTTAATTCCGCTGGTGACGCTGACTTTGGCATTAGCTTGTCTAACTTTTCTAACCTCACTTTTTTGGGGCATATTCATGGTTTTTGCGAGAGACAAGGAGGATTACCAGGCTCTGATGCGTCGAGAGTAGTTTGTTTAGGAACTCCTTACACTACAAATTATGGTGAAGCATTCAAAGAAAATTTTTATGCCATATTAAATGGGGGTATGTGGGATAATCATAGTCTTTGTATTAAATACTCACAACCCACTACAGGACCTCGCCATTTAGTTTACCCTGCTAGGGAAGTAGAAAATAATCTAGATACTATTAATGATCCTAATTATTTTACTTTCCTTAGAGTTATGGTAGAAGCAGAGCATCATTCTATTCCTTATGATAAATTGGAAGTAGCTTATGTGGATGTAAAATATGCACCAATATTTAATGAAGATGAGATCTCTTCCTATTCTAATGAGTGTGATCTTTTTTCTATTAACGATGTGATAATCTCTGATTATATTAAGGAAGCTAATTCAACAATATCTACAGAGAAATTGATGGAGGGCTATAGGTTACTTCAAGATGAAAATTGAAAAAATTAAGATACAAAATTTTTATTCCTTCAAAGATGTTATTGTAGATTTTGAAAACTATAGTGGGCTTACTGTAATTAAGGGGAAAAATAAAGATACTGGGGGATCTAATGGTGCTGGAAAAAGTGTGCTGGTGGAGGCAGTTTACTTTGGTCTGACAGGCAAGACCATTAGAAAAAGCACGGAAGATAGTTTAGTTAATAACATAGCTAAGAAGCATTGTATGGTACAGGTTCACCTTTTACAGGATAATGAGTATGTGGTGATCACTAGACATAAAAAACCTACTAAGCTAGAGTTGTATGTGGGAGAGGAGAACAGAACTAAAGAGCATGTAGCGGCTACGCAGGAGGAAATTGATTCTGTTTTAAATATAAATCATAAGGTGTTGCTGGCTTCCATGTTCTTTGGGCAGTCTAATGATATTAGTTTCTTAGACTCTACCGCTGATGACAAGCGCACAATCATTAGAAATTTTCTGAATCTAGATGATCTATTTAAGATGAGAGATAATATCAAGGTTCATAAATCTAATTTTTATCAGAGTAGTAAAGAGAAAGATGCCGTCATCACTCAGACTACTAAAAATATTGATGATTTGGATACTAAGATTACGGAGATCGGGGAAGCGAAGAAAGCATTTTCAAAATATGATGATGCTATATTGCAGCTATCTTTAGGTGATATCTTAGATGCAGAGGAAGGTGAGCGAGAGAAGGCTTCAAAAATAAAGGCTATTCATTCGGAGATGACAAGTGTACAGTATGAATTGCGTCAGCTAGTGCATAAGCTAACTCATCCTAAGGAGGTCGAGGAGTGTACTGAATGTGGGCAAGTTGTAGAGAGGGAGTGGAATGAGGAGGAGATTAAATTCGACATAGAAAGATTGGAAACTAAAGAAGGTTTCTTTTCCGAATTAGTCGATACTGTAAGCGCAGCCTCCCTTCCCCCTCTTATTTCCTCGAAGGAATTTTCCAAGGTTTTAGAGTATAAAGAGTTGTGTAGGGATGAGACAAATTATTCTGATGTTAAAGAAAAAATGTTAGAATCTATAGCAGAAGCACAGAAAGAAAAAGATGTACACAAAACCTGGTATGAGGTAATGAGATTTTGGGAGAAGGCATTTTCTGAACAGGGAGTCATTAAGTATATTATTAATAACGTGTTAGAGTATTTTAACGAGAGGTGTAATTTTTACCTCTCATACTTAACAAACTCTAAGTATTTTGTAGAATTTGATCAAGAATTGCATGAGAAAATAGAGACAGGTGGACGACTTGTCCAGTATATATCTTTGTCTGGTGGGGAAAAGAGAAAGATTAATCTAGCAGTCATGTTGGGTCTAAAAGATCTTCTTATTCTTACTGACAAATCTCATCTGGATTTACTTTTCTTTGATGAAGTTGCAGAGAACATTGATGAAGAAGGTGTTACGGGTTTGTACCAACTTTTACAAGAAATTAAAAAGGATAAAACTATTTTCGTTATTACTCATAATAAATATCTCAAGACTCTTTTAGATTCTTCACCCCGACTTTCTATTATTAAACATAAAGGAATTTCAACTATAAAGGCATAGCATGGTACTGACAACCCTCACTGAATTAGGACAGGAAATTTTTGAATCAAGGTACGCTTACCCAGGCGAAACTAAGTGGGGTGAGCGTGCTAAAGTTATTGCTAAAACTGTTGCTTCTGCGGAAACGGATGACGACAAGGAAAAAATTGAAAAATTATTTTATGAATCAATTGGTGCAGGAGATTTCATTCCAGGGGGGCGTATCATTTTTGGTGCTGGTCGTAATAGAGGTAATCATAATCTCCTTAATTGTTACGTTATCATACCTGAAGACAGTGTAGATTCTATTGGTAAGACTGTGCAGGATATGTATAAGATCTCTTGTGCAGGAGGAGGAGTAGGGTTTAATGTATCTAAGATCAGACCTAAGGGGGATCACATTGGTAGCGTAGCTAACTCGGCTCCTGGTGCTGTCTCTGTCCTTAAGATGATCAATGAGGTAGGTGAGCATGTGAGGGCAGGGAAGAACCGTAGGACCGCTCTCATGGGGATCTTAAACATTACTCACCCTGATCTTTTAGATTTTCTTCATGTTAAATTAGATTGTGAGGAGCTTAATAATTTTAATATATCTGTTGCAATTACGGATCGTTTTCTTGAAGCTGTAGAGCTTGATGAAGATTGGTTTTTTACTTTTAATAATAAAGAATACCATTCCTATGATGTAATGCGTGCCACCAATGAGACCATTCAAGTTATCGCTTTGGACGAAGAGGATGCATTAGCTAGAGCAGAGAACTTTTATAAAATGAGCTGGGCTGATACGTTTGAAGTGCTTGGTCGTCGTGATATTAAGGCTAGAGAGTTATGGGATATTATCTGGAAAAACTCTGTGGAATCAGGGGATCCAGGTATATACAATATAGATTTAGCGAATAGATATACTAACGTCTCGTATTTTGAAAAATTGGATTCTACAAACCCATGTGGTGAAATTTCTCTCCCGTCATATGGAAATTGTTGTCTGGGCAATATTAATCTTAGTAATATGGTACTTGATGATGGAAGTAACGTCGATTGGAAGAGACTTGCAAGAACTGTTCGAACGGGAATCAGGTTCTTAGATAATGTCCTTACTGTTAATACCTTTCCAACAGACACATGTAAGTTGGTGGGAGAACGTTCTCGAAGGGTTGGACTAGGAGTTACAGGACTTCATTATATGTTTATTAAATTAGGCATTAAGTATGGGAGTGAGAAGTGTTTAGAGTTTTTGGAGAGGTTGTTTGCTACCATTAGGGATGAAGCTTACAAGATGTCTATCTACCTGGCGAGAGACAAGAAGCCTTTCCCAGAATTTGATTCAAGGAAGTATCTAAATGAAGAATTTGCCCGCACCTTACCCGCAAGAATTAGGATGCTTATTAAAAGGTATGGTATACGCAACGCTGTTCTCCTTACCATTCCACCTTGTGGGACTATATCTATGCTTCACGGGGTATCTAGTGGTATTGAGCCTATATTCTCTGCTATGTATACTCGCCGCTATCGCCATGCGAATACCTGGAAGGATCAATTAGTGGTTGACCCTCTTTTCAAGGAACATTATGAAAATGGAAAAGATCTGGAAAATTTTGTGGGAGCTTATGATGTGGCTCCAGAAGATCATATTAGAGTGCAGGCTACTATTCAAAAGTATGTGGACTCTTGTATCTCTAAGACTATCAATCTACCAGAGTCTTCCACACCTCAAGAGTTTTCTCAAGCAGCATTGGACTATTCTCCGTACCTCAAAGGGCTTACAGTATATAGAGCAGGCTCTAAGGGGAATGAACCTTTAGAGGCTATCCCTCTGATTGAGGAGAATATACAGAAGCATATGGAAAAGAACAAAGTTATGGAAGAAGCAGTTCAGACAGGAGAGATGTGCTCTTTGGCTGGAGGAGATTGCGGTGGCTAAAAAATTATATGAATATGCATGTCATGATTGTAAAGTATTGTGGGAAAAAGAATATAACTGGGGTAAGCCAGCAAAAAAAACTAAGTGTCCTGAATGTGGAAAGAGGCGGGGACAAAATTGGTTAGATAGACCCCCTCCTCCTGTTCATTTTAAAGGTGCAGGGTGGACAGGAGTTAATTCAGTTACTGGATTCAATAAGAAGGGGGGATCGGATGAAATTAATCTGAAGCTTCAAGAGGGGTGTAAAGAGAGAATGAAAACTGGTTGGCAACACTATGCTAGGTATACTCCATCAAAAGGTTATTTAGAGCAAGCTAAAGCCCGACCTTTAAGTGATCAAGAAGTAGCAAATAAGTTAGACTTGTCCAAAAAAGTGAGTGCTATCAACTATGATAAAGCAGGCATAAACCCATACAAAAAGACGAAACCCCAGTAACCCGAAGGACTCATGTACGAATTCAGCGATAACATTCAACGGGGGATTCTTTATCTTCTAAAGTCTGATAAAGATTTCTATCTACAAATTGTCAATTTAGTAAAGTCTGATTATTTTGAGTTTCCCACCCACCAAAGAATCTTTTCGGTGATCAGAGATCATTACGAGAAGTATAAGAAACTTCCTACAGATGATTTTATAGAACAAGAAATTAGGGGTACTAAATCTCAAAAAGAATCTCTTCATGATTACACTGATGAGATTGTTTATATTAATCGTCTAGACACCTCTGCTTTAGAAGGTCAAGATTACTTTTTAGATCTAATTGAAACTTTTGCCAAACGTGAGGCTATGAAGGATGCTATCAAGCAAGCCCTCGTTCTCATTAAGGAAGATAGGGTAGAAGAAACTGAACAGCTTGTACGAAAAGCTCTTACGGTTAGTAGAACTGTTGATATTGGACAAGAATACTTTTCTGATATTAACTCGCGTTGGGAGCGAACATATAATTCTGAGGAGCAAGATAAGTTTAAGACGCTACTACCCTCTTTGAATAAGTCTTTGGAGGGAGGACTTGGTGAAAAGGAACTAGCTATGGTCATTGCCCCGCCAGGAGTAGGGAAGTCCCTGTGGTTGGTGAATCAGGGAGTACAGAGCATGATGGAGGGGCGTAAGGTGCTGTATGTGTCCATGGAGATGTCAGAGGACAAGATTGCTCAACGCTTTGATTCTATCATGACCCTAATCCCTCAGGCGCAGTTAAAGGATCCG